GAGTTCGCATTGGGAGGGTCTGTCCCGATCAATACGCAGCAGAAGATTGAGATCGTCGTGCGATCGACTGCCGGATCGGGCGGATTCGCCAATCCCACGAACGCACGCGCTCGCATTCAGCGCGCGTACAACAGGCTGAATGGCATCGCTAATACGGCTCTGTCCGGCAGCACCTATCTGCGAGTCGTGGCGGATCACGATCCGTATCTCGTGGAACGTGACGATCAGGGCCGAGTCGTGTTCAAGTGCGGATTCAGCGTGATGAAGCGCGGGAGTACCGGGATCTGACCATGACGGAGATTCCGCACGAGGCCTACGGCATCGCAGAGTCTCCGAGAACGATTCACGCGCCGCGCTGCTGGCGATGTGGCGTGAGGCTTGCTGAGTACCTCTCAGAGCCGTTCAGTCTCCGATGTAAGCGATGTAAGGCACAGAATCGGGCAGGTGCTACACTGAGCAGCACATCGACGTAGCGTCCGCACGGGACCGGCTAGCCACCACGCTCGCGCCCGATACGGGGCCACGCCGAAGGCTGTGTCTGTCTCGTCGTGCGCATAGCAGGAGACGACACAATGCCTCGAGCGCGAGCGACGAGTGGACCGTGGAAGGTTCTCGTCGGCATCAACTATCCGCCGAATGACACGCGTGCGGAGCCGGGAGACATCGTCACTGATCTTCCCGCCAGCGATGCGACGTGGATGCTCGAGCAGAACATCATTGAGGCTGTTGCCTCCGAGAAGGAGGACTGATGGCTCCCACGTTCCGCCACGGCAAGAACTCCCGCCTCGTCGTCTCGTCTGTTGATGCATCGTCGCTGTTCACGGAGATGACGATCTCACACTCTGTGGACGCGCCGGATGTCACGACGTTCGGCAATAACGATCGCAACTTCATCGCCGGACAGCGTGATGCCACTATCTCTGCGTCCGGCCTGTTGGACGGTTCCACGGCTGGCACCGGCGATCCGTTCAGGATCTTCCGCAGCGCGCTCGGATCTACGTCAGATCTCGTCATCACGGCGATTCCCGGTGGTCCGGGCGGCTCGACCGTGACGGTCGGTTCTCTGTGTCGTCTCGGAGCCGGTGTTGAGACATCGTTCGAGACTGCGGCTCCTGCGATGGGCGTCGTGACCGCGTCGTTCGAGGCGCAATGCGATGGACGACTCGGGGTCGGTCGCACGCTCTATGGACCGGGAGGTGCCAAGACCTCTACGTTCGCTGCGACTGGTGTTGATTCCGGCGTCGTCGGCGGTACTACGGGTGGCGGTATCGCTCACTTCCACATCACGTCGGCATCCACTGTCACGAGCGTCACGCTGAAGGTACAGCACTCGAGCAACAACTCAGCGTGGTCTGACGTGGCGACGTTCACGTCCACGAGCACAGGTTCGCAGAGGACGATCTATTCGTCCAGCGTCAAGAGGTACACGCGTGCCGCCATCACTGCCTTCACCGGTGGTGCTGGGAAGTCCATCCGTTATGTCGTTGCGTTCTCACGCAACAAGACCGTCATCTAGAGGAGCATCATGCCCACGTTCATTCACGGTAAGGGAGCGTACTTCGCTCTCTCGACCGCCACGACCAAGACCTCGACCAACGCGACCTTCATCAACTTCTCGAGTGGTGTTGAGGAGGTGTCCCTGCCGCGTTCGGTGGACACGGCAGAGATCACGACCTACGGCGACGGCGATCGGGAATACATCGCCGGTCTGCGTTCCGGCACGATCTCCGTCACCGGGATCTGGGCCTCGACCTACGAGGAGAAGATCGTCACCTCCCTCGGTTCTTCGAAGTCGGTGGCATTCTCGTTCGGCCCTGCTGGCAACACTGCCGGACGGCGACGTGAGCGCGGCAAGGGCATCATCACCTCGTACGAGATCGGCGCGCCGGTCGGTGACAAGGTCTCGATGAGTTTCGAGATCCAGATCACCGGCGCTGTCGCGTCCACCACGTTCTAGTCCATCACAACGGAAGGATGAGCGATGAGTCTCCGTGACCAGATCGCCGATGCACAGGATCTCTACGCCGAGACGGTCGAGGTTCCTGAGTGGAACGTGACCATTGAGATGAGGACGCCGACGCTCGCTGAGCGATCCACGATGGTGCGACGCTTCGTCAAGGATGACGGATCAGCGGCAATCGATAATCTCGCTGAGATGTTTCCGGCCCTGCTGATTGCGACCTGTTTCGATCCCGAGACGGGTGAGGCACTGTTCACCGAAGCAGATGCCGATCTCATCCGCTCGAAGAATGGAGCAGTCGTGGAACGGCTCGCTCAGGTCGCGCTGCGACTCGCTGGGCTGACGGGTGATGCCGTCCCTTTGCGAAGCGACGACTCGTCCTCAACTCAGAACAGTTCTATCTCCACCGACTAGCAGAACGACTCGGCAGATCTGTCGAGGAACTTGTGTACGGATCATCCGTTCACACACCGATGAAGGCATCTGAGTTGATGAGTTGGGTTGCCTACGATCAGATCGTGGTCGATGAGCAGAAGAAGCAGGAGAAGCGCCGGTAATGGCGTCATTCGTCGCTGCCGAACTCGTCGCTCGTCTCGGCGTGGAAGTGAGTCAGTTCACGCGCGGTATGTCTCGCGCTGCCGAAGCGGCAAGCAAGACCTCTGATGCGATCGAGGAAACTGTCCGGGATGTCAAGCGACTCGAGGATGCGAGTCGTGAGGCAGGACAGGACATCGCTCGAGGACTCGGGAAGGCCGACAACGCTGCACGCGATGTCGAGCACCTGAGCAATGTCGTGCGCGGCGCAGACGGGAAACTGCGCGATCTCAACACTGGCAAGTTCGTGCGCGAGATGGATGCTGCTGGCGATGCGGCACAGCGTGCCGAGCGACGAATCAAGAGCGCGTCGGGAGGCATCAGCGGACTGAAGTCGGGCCTGATGACGACAGGTAAGGCTATCGGCGTCGGCGTGGCAGCAGCCGGTGCTGCAGCGGCGCTGTTCGGGAAGTCTGCGATTGACGCTGCGACCGAGTCCTACAAGTTGGGACGACAGACCGAAGCGATCGTCAAGGCTACCGGCGGCGCGGCCGGAATGACGGCGAAGCAGATTGATGATCTCGCCATGTCTATGTCGATGAAGGTCGGCGTGGATGATGAAGCGATCAAGAAGTCTATGAACATCCTGCTGACCTTCCGTCAGGTGCGGAACGAGGCGGGCAAGGGTAACGACATCTTCAATCGCGCGTCGGCGGCGATGATGGACCTCGCCAACGTGTTCGGATCAAGCGATGCGGCAGCGAAGATGCTCGGTAAGGCGCTGTCTGATCCCGTCAAGGGAGTGACGGCTCTGCAGCGCGCCGGTGTGAACTTCAGCCAAGCACAGAAGGATCAGATCAAAGCACTCGTTGAGAGCGGACAGACGCTCGAGGCGCAGAAGTTGATTCTCGCTGAAGTGGAGAATCAGGTCGGCGGAACGGCTGCGGCGACGGCGACCGCCGGAGATCGACTGAAGGTTGTGTTCGGGAACTTCATGGAGGAGGTTGGTGGCGCACTTCTTGACGTATTCAACAAGGTCGCAGATGTCCTCGTAAACAAGGTCCTTCCTGTCATGAGTGAGATGTGGAAGGAAGCACTGCCGAAGATCAAAGAAGCATTCCAGAAGATTCGAGAGACACTCGGACCTGTCGTCAAGGCACTCGCAGAGCGACTGCAGCCGGTGCTGAAGCGTATCGGCGCGTGGGTCAAGGAGAACGGCGATGTTGTGCTGACGTTCTTCGCCGCTCTCGGTGCTGCCGCAGGCATCGCAGCAATCATCGCTCTCGGCGCGGCCATCGCAGGCCTGTTCAATCCTGTCACGCTCATCATCCTCGGCGTGGCCGCACTGGCGGCGGGCATTGCCTACGCCTACAAGCACTTCGAAGGTTTCAGGAATGTTGTTCAGTCGGTCATTGAATACTTCAAGGAAGCGTGGCCCGACATTCAGAAGGTGATCGAGAGAGTGTTCGGTGTGATCCGGGGTCTGTTCGACCTGTATGTCGGTTACATCAAGTGGGTGTGGAGCACGTTCGGTGACGATCTGCTGAAGATCGTGACGGGCGTGTTCAATGTCCTCAAAGGGATCTTTGACTTCTTCCTCGGACTGTTCTCCGGGAACTGGGGACGAATGCTTGACGGACTGGTCACTGCGGTTCGTGGCATCGGCGGGATCCTTGCCGGTGCGTTCGGTGCTGCGTTTGAGTTGGTGAAGACGGTCGTCGTCGGCGCAGTTCAAGGGATTTGGGGAGCGATCAAGGGTGTGATGAATCTCATCATTGGCGGTTGGGAATCCCTCATCAACACATTCATCAGAGGTGCGAACCTGATGATTCGCGGTGTCAACTCGATCCCCGGTCCGCAAGCAGACATCCCGCCGATTGATCGGATCAGCCTGCCTCGTCTCGCCAAGGGTGGCATCGTCACGAGTCCGACGATCGCAATGATCGGTGAGGCTGGCCCCGAAGCAGTCGTACCTCTCAATCGATCCGGTGGCGGCTACGGCGA